ATCAATAACATCTTGAATACGTGCTTGAGCAAATGTTGCAGCTCCTGCTGAACCAGCCGTGCCTGAGGTAACTTGTGTTGGGTTTGCTCCAGTGACTGCTACAGGAGTTCCACTTGACGCAACAACCTGACTTAGGTTAACGGTCCATACTGAGCCAGAGCCTGATCCGCTTACATATCCAGTAATGTAAGTAACACCAGTCAACCCCGCCATTGTTAGAACATGTCCAACCATGATAGTTCCAGTAACTGCCGAACTGATAGTTAATGTAGTCCCACTGATGTAACCTGTTGTACTAAATGTAGTATTTGGAGAGTTAACTGTGGGCGTAGTCTTTAAAACAATATTTGATATCAGTGTTTTCAACGTTGTGTATGCAGAAAGTGTTGCTGTTTTTTCTGTAGAGGCAACAGTCAACGCACCGTTTGAATAGTACGCACTACCGGCAATTAATGTTTGAGTATTCCCGCCGTAGGTCATATCATACTGTATCGCATCTAACAAGTAACCAATATCACGCTGACATGATGCTACTGTAATTGCGTTATATACTGACAGATAGTTGTTAAACAAATACTGACTAATGTATGCTTTAATGTAGTAATAGTTTTGTACAATTTGTGCTTTGCCGTCGCCATATCCTGTTAAGAAGCTAGTATTGTAACCAGTTGGGTTTGTAAATGTAAACGCCGGCACCACTGACAATGTGTTCTGAACAATAATATAGTTCATTAGCGATGCACTGGTTAAGATTGACGATACTGCTGCACTACTTCCAATTCCACTACTTTCAATGCCAGTAGTTATGTTTGTAATAATAGTTGATAGGTATGCTAACATTCCTAACTGAGCGGCTTTTTGTGCGCCAACTACTAGAGCAGCCTGCGCGGTATAATAACTCATTGCAGCTTTAACTGAGCGGAAATTAGATCCAAACATTAAATCGTATGTTAGCGCATCTACAATATAACCAACGTCTCTAGAACAAGTCACTGTGTTGAATACTAATACCGGATAGTTTGATTGTACCCATGCTACTGCGCTCGCCTGTATTGAAGCTTTTCTTGCTTGAACATCTGCAGCGGCTGCTTGTAATCCTGAACTTACCCAAGAAGTGCTTGGCGCAAGGGTAGCAGGGGGTTCACCGGTATTAATTGTAGTGTATATATCTTGGATACGTGCTTGAGCAAATGCGGCGGCGCCTGCTGACCCTGGAGTGCCGCTTACATCTTGTGTTAACCCGGTAGTTTTAGTCCAACCGGCAGTATTACCTGTAGCAATATTATCAATAATATCTTTAATACGAGCTTGAACTGCTAATGCTTGTGTTTTTTCACCAGTTTCAACAAATGTACCGAATGTATAATAAGAACGTCCTGCTACAAGAGTTTCTAAGTTGCCGCCGTAAGTTAAATCATAACGAACCGCGTCAACAATATAACCAACATCACGTTCACACTTTGTTTGGCCAGTGCCACCGTATGTAAATCCAACAAATGGAGCAATATTTCCTGCTATTTGAGCATTGATCCAAGCACTAACTTCTGATACTAAGAATGCCTTATTCGCAACAATTAATCTTCGAGCATTAAAGTAACCAGTGTCGTAACTAGTAGGATCTGGTATAGTAAACGCTGGGACTACTCCTAAACCGTTATTAACAATGTCTGATATTGTAGTAAGGTTTGCCGAAACAGATGTAGTAGCGGTTGTTCCTGAATAACCTAAATATACTTGAGCCGTAGTATTTCCACTTGTAGGAGTTACCGCAGTGTTAGTTACTAGGTTAGGAACAACTGCTTTTAATCTGTTTAATACTGATATAGTTTTTGGTTTATCATTAACTAGATTCATATTAGCTGTTGCTGGTTGAATTACACTACTACGTAATTCGTCTCCAACAACTGCGGTGTTCTTTGGAACAACAATTGGCAGGACTTCTGAATAAGTTCCTGTTTTAACTGAAATAGTAGTACCAGGATTTATTACAGAAGGGATTGCCGAAGTTGTACCTGCGCCAAGACCGGTAGTAATAATACTTACTAGGTTAGTAGCAGTAGTTGAGGTTCCTGATTCAGCAGGTATAGTAGGATCAATATTTTGTTTAGCCTGTGCCGAAGCAGATACGCTATTTAATGTTTGATAGTTGTTTACTGGAGCTGTGTTTGTTAACACATTAACAACTAATGTATTTTTAAGATAATTTAATGCTTGGATAAATTGTGGAATTTCTCCAGCAACTGTTCCTGACACAAATGATGCGCCGCCTGCGGCAAAATATGCTAAGGCTGCGGTAGTTGTTTGTAAGGTGCCGCTATGGCTAATATCAAATGCTAGAGCATCAACAATTATACCAGCATCTCTTTCTGTTGGAATTGCGCTGAATACGTAAGACCCAACGTTTGCTCCAGTTGCTACAGATAATGTTCTGCGGGTACCGCCGGAAATGTTTGTTATTCCAAATGTTGTACCGCCGGCTGGAATATCAAACACATAGTATGTTGTTCCAGCAGTAACTCCGCCCACAGTAGTAGTAAAACTAATTGGCATACCTACTGATAACACTGATGTTGACGTTGACGTAGTGAATAATGTTGACGACGACGATGTAATTGTTACTTTACAAGTATATGTAACATAGTTAGAAAGTTCTTTAACTATAAATTGTTTATTTTTTGTAAGTAATAGTGCAGCGTTAGGATTTAAATAACCGTCTTCAATTTGTCGTGCCGCAAATCTAACGGTTTTCCAAGGTTTATCAATAGTCAATCCTTGTCCCGCGCCTAGCACATCAGTACCAGTAGGTGCTACGTACACAATATTGTTAACTACACCAAAATATGACCATTGCGGGGTTGTACCATTAACTCGTAATACTTGTCCGTCAGTACCAATTGGCAATCTTGTTGGGCCCGCACCACCCATGTATATAGTATCACCTTGTGTTGTTAACACGGATGTTATTGCGCCGGCAGATAGTAAGTTCCAGTATGTGCCAGTTACATCATTGTCTGGTCGATTTGGTGTGCTACCGGTATGCGCAAGAATACAAATATAACTGTTAACACCAAACGCTACAGTATCACCTAGAACATATGAAATTCCAGTTTTCCATGATACAGAAGAACCGGATGTAGTTGCCGAATCTACTGCTCCAGCTGTGGCTACAACAGTTAGTATAAGATCGTTAGCTGGGGAAATACCGCCAACTTGAGTTCCTAAGATTGTAATAGTATTGCCGGTTACATAACCAGAACCTACAGTATTAACTGTAGCAGTATATCTAGTGTTTACTAAAGTAATGTTAAACGATGCGCCAGTCCCACTACCAATTAAGTTTGTACCTACAACCCCTGAGAATGTTTGTGAAGTTGCAGCCCATTTAATACCGCTGTTTAATCTAGACCAGTTAGTAAGATCAGGTGGAATATTTAATGAGCTTGAAGTGTGATCCAGTAACGCAACATACGTGTAGCCATTAAGACGAAGAACGTTTCCAACTAGATAGCTTTGGCCAGATGCCCAATCGCCAACAAATTTAAAGCCTGTGGTGAATAAATCCCAATCAGATGCGTTGCTAGTCGGTGTTTTATTAGTATTATTTGTTTTAGCAATGTAAGCATAGCCGCCATACGATACTACATCGCCTGGCTGATAAATTCCGCCGCTTGACCAGCTGTTTTCAAATTCTAATCCACCAACAAATAATGTCCAATTGGTAGCATCAGAGAATGTTGTACTTGAAGTATGATTTAATGTACAAATCCAAAGATCGGCACCGTACTTAACAACATCGTTTACTTTGTAACGTACAGTGCTTCCACTCCACGTACCTAAAAAGGTAATGCCTTTATGGAAGTAGTCCCACAATCCTTGATCGACTTCAAGACCCGATGTAGCGGTTGCGGCCGATGCATGACCGGTATTACATACATAAGTTGTTCCGCCGTATAAGACAACGTCATTTTTCTTATAACGATAACTAGTAGTCCAGTTACCAATCCAGTCAAGGCCTTTAGCATAAGTATCCCACTTGCTTTGATCTGCTTCTAATCCGTCAATGTCGGTCGATGCTGTAGATTTTGATGTATGGCTTGTATTACATACATAAGAAATGCCGCCGTATCTAACTACATCACCGACTTTATAAAACTGGCTTGTTCCCCAATTATTTCTGTAATTAAAATTACTAGCATATAAGTCCCACTTGCTTTGATCTGCTTCTAAGCCAGCAGTTAGTTCGGGACTTGTTCCTGACGATGCCGATGCGTTACTAGTATGGCCTTCATTACATAGATAAATTCTTCCGCCGTATTTTACTAAATCGTTAACTTTGTAATAAGTGTTAATGGCCCAGTCATACTTCCATTCAGAACCGTCTGATACTTGATTCCATCGTGTTGGAAGATTATCTAGGTCAGTATAAAAGTCAGCATCGGCTGTGTGTCCAATTACACATAGATAAGTTTTTCCGCCGTATCGAACGATATCGTCCTTGACGTATGTTACCGCCGCCGCCCAGTTGTTTTTCCAGATAAAGCGGATTCTACCTAATTTAAATTCAGCCATTCGATGCTCCGATGTTCATTGTAATGTATTTATTCATTTGTTAATATGTACTTTTGTTATGTTTACGGTTGGTTCCCTGACCCAAACCCGCTGTGGAAAAACGATTTAGCAACCATTGTTCCATTAATACCCTTTATCATTCTCATAGAGTTCCTAACATACAACTGCCCTTGAACTGTGGAATATATCTTATTTGGACCACCTACCCCAAATGTGCCGGCAACTACTGCTCCGGCCTGCGCATTTGCTCCACCGCCAGCAATATTTCTTGATAAGTAAGATTTAATTGCTTTTTGTGTCGGTACAACACTATCACTATTAGCCGTAAAATAGCTGTCTGTACTAAACTGCGTAATTACAATAGCATTAGTTCCAATAGAGAATCCACCAAGCGATAGCGTTTGAAGTCCAGTTAAACTTAACTGGTCTGCTGAGATTGTAACAATACCTGATGCTTGTTCAACTTGGAATAAATTTCCAACTTTAAAGTTACCATCTTGGTCAGTTGACGTTTGGAATACACGACCGCCATTATTTTCTACAATTTGTCGATACGGTAGTGCGGTTGTTACATCAACATTGGGGTAATTAGTCGTTGTTTGATTTCCTGTACCAATTAACAAAAAGTCATGTCCAGTAATACGACATTGACTATACTTTTGTCGAATACTAATCGGTGTTGCATTAGCCGGAGCCGTTGGAATTGTTAGAGGAGGAGCAATTTGAAAGTTTACTGTGTATCCCGATACAGTAGAACCAAGGTTATTAATAACTACAATACGATACTGTGTAGCATCACCTGATATAGTCAAGGCAGCGCCTGGCGTCGGTAAACTTGCTATCCCGCTTACTGTTAAATATTTTGATGCCTGATATATGTCCGCAAAACCGGTACCGTTAACAACAGTTACTACAGTTGTTGACGTTCTATATCCTGTGCCTCGAGTAATAAATGTTGGGTTTCCAAGGACTCCGGTAGCCGTCCTACATAACGTTACTACGGTTGATGTATAATTAGGATCTGTTATAGCTGCAGTTGGTGCGGTCACTGTAGAGTACCCACTACCAGGTTCCCATAATTTAATAGAGCTTATTTTGTTAGAAGCAACAGTTACTCTACCAAGCGCACGAGTGCCTTGATTAATGTATGCAGCAGAACTGCTATTAGTTGTTGCTAATGCTACCCATCCTGGTGTTACTGTTAAAGAAACTGTTGGGTTGCCAAACGTTACTGAAGACCATGCGAGTCCCGTTGGCAAGCTTCTAGATTTCCAACTAACACCGTCTGAGCTTGATGTTGATGCTGTAGTACCTGAGGCAACAGCATAAAATAATCCTTGACCGTATGAAATTTTTGTCCATAACGTTGCTACTGGCAGGGTTGATTGAACCCATGTTATACCATCAAATGAGTACGCAGAAATAGCTGACCCTGACGCAATAGCAATAAATCGCCCGTTGCCCCATGCGACTGAAATCCAGTTTATACTAGCAGGTAATGTTGATTGCGCCCATGTATCTCCGTTATCTGTTGAATAGGCGACTACGTTATTAGACGCCCCAGTAATTGCAACCCAAGTCCCAATAGTACCATATACTATACTAGACCATGTAGCTGTAACCGGTAGGGTTGTTGAAAGATTAACCCAAGTTGCCCCGTCAACTGAATAGCCGCCTAAGTTAGTTGACCCTGGCGCAATTCCTATAAATCTGCCGTTGCCGTATGAGATTGCGTTAAATCCGGCTGATGACAAACTAGTCGAAGTGTTCCAAAGTACAGCATTAGTTGACCAAGCAACTGTTGAAGATACTGAGTTTATTGCTAGAAATATATTGTTTACTCCGCCAAATGATAGATTTGCCCAAGTGCCAGCTGGTAAATCTCCTCCAGATGCCCAGTCACTTCCATTTAATGAATATACTGATTTACCGTCGGTTGAGATTCCAACAAATCTCCCGTTACCAAATGTTACTGATTTCCAATTGCCAACTGGCATGCCTTTTAATTGAACCTGGAATGGTGGTTCTACAAATCTAATACTTGGTTCAATCGAATAGACTGTTGTTGAATCAATAGTTGGCACTGCAGCGGTTCCTGCCACAATATTTTCCCATCCAACTGCGTGAACTGTCATAAAACTACCCACAGTTTGTGTAGTAACCGTTACTGCGCTACCGCCTGGTACTAAGCTAACAGCAAATCCAGTCAATGAATAGTTTGAAGCAATTATATAATATAGTTGTCCTGCAGTTAGACCGCCTAACATACCGCCGGCAACTACTGACATAGAACCAGTAGCATTTGCTAATGTAAACACATTACCGCCAGGAGTAGCACTAATTGCCACAGTTGATCCTATAATATTAGTAATATAATATACCGTTCCGCTTACAATATTTCCAATAGTTGATCCAGTAAACACAATTTGCTCACCCACATACATATTAGTAGTTGATGTTACTGATACTAGGTTATTAACTCCGGTAATCGCAAATGGTGCTAATACTGATCCAACAGTTTGTGAAAGACTAATTCTCCATGTACTATTAGCGCCAGTACCTGAAATATTTGCTTCAATTCTTGTATTAGATAATATAGTTGAACCAGATAATATCATTCCTACTGCAATAGCTCCGCTAGTTACTGAAACAACATATAACGTATTTCCTATAATATATCCAGCTGATATGTTAGCAACGGTTCTTGATGTTAAAAATCCTGTAGTATTCTGTTGATTAGGAACTATTACCACCGCAGTCCCTACAGGAAATGATGTTGCGTCGCCTACCGAAATTATGTTATTTGTAGCAGAGGTTGATGAAGAGGTTAGCGAACTAATACCTTCTTTAGCCACAGTAACTATTTTACCAACCGCATCGTAATACGCAATATATCCGTATTGCCCAACGCCAGTGCCGCTGGTGATGATTAGTCGCATGCCGTAATAGTTATCAAATGTTTTTTGATCGTTTGATGCAATAGTAATTGTTTGAGTGTTACCAGCTTGTGCTTGGTTGCCCGATGTTATGTACCCGGTTCCGCCTGCTTCGTAATCTGTTCCTAAAATTCGAGTTTCAAAAATACCGTTGTCTCTAAATTCGTCGGCAATTACACTAGCACCTGAACCTGCTCCTGAAAACGCAAAAGCTGCACCTGTATAATTTTGACCAGCATTACTAAATTCTAATTTAAGAAGTTTATTAGTAGCTTCGCCAATAAACGCTGATGCTATTTGTGCGTGTTGATTTTGGTTATTGACAGTTCCGGTAATAGGAACTTCGGTGAGATCGTACCCTTCTGCTACACATCCGTAATCTCCATACGATGTATTTCCGTTAGTAGCACGAATCCTACCGCCATTTTCTGCTAGATATCCGCAATGGCTGTAGTAGGCGAATACTGATACTAATTCAGTTAGTGAGGACGGGCCTGTACACCACACTCCAATACCTTCACTAATCAGTGTAGTATAGTCGTTAGCAACAATAGATCTATTCCCGCCATTATGTAAAGTGCCGTCAATTTTTAAACCAACGCACCCTTTTCCAAATAATGTAACGTTTTGAGTATACGGTGACTTAGTCGTAATTTGTACTGACGTATCATTTGGGCCTGTTCCAGGATCTAATGATGTATATGCTCCACCAGTTGGTCGTTTAGAACCGTATGAGTTTGCTGGGCCTAACCCACCAAGCAATCCTGTTAAGGTCATATTGCGAATGCCACAGCCGTTTCTTACATAAAACATGTCCTTAATAGCATCACCGCCAAAGACCGACGCAGACTGATTTGCAGTATCTGTTAAGACTAGTGGTACTGTGCTACCAGATGCTGCCGCTACTTGGAAAGTTGTTGGAGTAATTGATGAGCCGATTACATAATATGTTTGTCCGGAGTTAAGTCCCGCAAATCCACCAAGGGTCGCAGTCATTGCTCCGGAAGCTGTTATTTGTGTAAGGATTGTTGAACTTCCATACGAGGCACTTACTGTAATTGTAGCAGTCACTGAATCATATGATTGTATATAATACGTTGTTCCTGCTACTAAGTTTCCAAACGATGTGCCGGTGAATACCACTGGCATATTAATATATGATCCAATAGTATATCCTAAAGTAATTTTATTACCTACTGACGATGTTGTAGTGGCAGTTGTTATAATTGTAGGGGTTACCACTTGTATGTTTATGTTTGCGGTTATCCCAACCGTGGTGTTTACTGTAATTCTGTTAGTAGATGAACTTGACCCTGTTGCTATACAATTAACAATTATAGCCGGTTGAATAACAGTGCCGCGCAACTCATCGCCTACTAAGGCAACGCCTGCTGGGATTTTAATTGGTAGCGTTTCGTTATATGTACCAGTTTTAATATTAATTGTTGCTGGGCCTACAAGCGGGCCGTTACCAAGGCCTATGCCAAGTGAGCCACCGCCTTGTTCGCAGGCATATTTAACTGTTTGCCACGCTGTTTGAACAGTTAGGCCGTAATCTGGTCGGTCTGTTCCCGTCGGAGAGACATAGTACACTTTTCCAATAATACCCCAACTGTCCCAAGATGGTACTGACAACGAGGTAGTTGACGAAATTTTTGATTTTAATAATGCTCCGTCTACTCCAAGAGCAACTGCAGCCGGAGTTCCTTGATCAAAAGATTGTATATCACCTTGAGTTTGCAAAGTTTCAAATTGTTCACCTCTAACGTATATGTCCCAATTGCCGGTATCTGTAATAGGTGAAAGTGATGATATGTGTGTGTTAGTACAAATATATGAGGTTGAATAATATGCTACTACGTCGCCAATAGTATAAGGTGTACTAATTATCCAACGATTTAACCACTTCATGCTTGGGATAACAATTTCCCAGAAAGCAGTGTTATTCAATGTATTTTGATTTGTACTATCAGCAACAGCAACATACAAATAGCCGCCTCGTCTTACTAAATCGCCAGTCTTATATGCTGATACTGCCGACCATTCATTACGAATATTATAATTCTTTACAAGTAGAGTCCAGTTTGCTGTACTTGTTGACGGAATATTTGAAATATTATTTGTAGTATTACTAGTATATTGATAACCACCATATGTAACTATATCACCTTTGATATAAGAAACTGTAGAGAGCCAAGCATTAGCAAATTGTAATCCCGGAAGCCATACAGAAAAATTACTAGTATTAAATCCAACACTGGAAGTATGTGAAACTGTACAAATATACAAGTCAGCACCGTATTTTACAATGTCATTTAATTTATATCGAGTACTTGCGGTCCAGTATGTTTTATATTCTATACCGTTATGTAGTATGCTCCACTTACTAATGTCTGGATCAATTCCAATAGCAAGTGTTGCGGCAGATGTATGATTTAATGTACAAGTATATACAATACCCCCGTATTTAACAATGTCGCCAATCTTATATCTAGTATTAATTGCCCAGTCAGTTTTCCATTCGTATCCGTAACTTAGTAAAGTCCATGAGCTAGTGGCTGCTTCTAATCCTAGATCGGTTGTTGCTGCACTTGTATGGCCAGATGTACATCGATAAATTCTACCGCTATAACGCACAAGGTCATTTCGCTTGTATCTACGAGAAGTAGTCCAATCAGTGGTCCAGCTGTAAGCGTAAGCATAGTAATCCCATCTAAAACTATCTACTTCTAATCCTAGCGCAACTGTTGCTGCACTAGTATGACTATCAGCACAGATATAAATTATTCCGCCGTAGGTAACATAATCACCTAGATCGTAAAACGTATTACGCAGCCAAGCACCTTTCCATTCGTACCCATCTAACCATAAAGTCCATTTTGGATTGGCAACGTCTGGCTCTTGGGTAGTATCAATAAAATCTAAATCAGTATTAAAATCAGCAGAAGCAGTATGACCTACTAAACAAACGTAAGATTTTCCGCCGTATCGAACAATGTCGTCTTTAGTATAGACTGTGGCGGTTGCCCAGTCCGATTTCCACGTAAATCTAATTCTGTTTAGTTTAAATTCTGCCATTTTCTACCTCAATATTTTTAACTTAGTGTATTTATATACCGCTTAAATACTAATTTTTTAACTGCTAATACCTGCTGGGTAAGGATACTTTGTATCGGTTCTCACACAAAATTGGCCGTTAGCATCAATGTAATAGTATAAATTTCTGCTATCCCATCGCATTTGTTCGTACTTTAAATTATCATATATTAATTCGTGGGTAACATCGCGACCTTCAAAAAAATCTGCCCCTACTTCAAACTCAAGGTAATCGCCGTCTACTGTGCCGTCATTGTTGATCTGTACTGAATCTGTTCTGCTTAACTGATTTATTCGAGTAAAATATAATTCGCCTTCGTCTGTTCTGCGTAACGCATAGAAGTATCTTGGTGAATCACCTAATATGTTTTCGTCTGCGCCAAGTTGGTAATTATTTGCCATTTAATTTTCCTTTAAATAATTTCAGCATAGCTGATAATTGCGTCAACACTTGCTGCAGTATCACTGACTATACGTAGTGTACAATTTTCAGCAAGGATAATTTTTTCTCCGTTGGTAACAATTTTAGCACTAGTATATGGAGCAATTACTAGTTCCTTGATATAATACCCTTCGATAGCGCCGGCATCTATTACTGTAACACTAACTATTACGTCATCGTCAGTGGTATTTGCTAGATTACATCCGATGAGGGTAAACCTACTTGCCGCGCCGGCGACTAAATCTACCGGAGTCGTTCCAATATCTTTACTTACTGTTGTTCTAAAAAAGTTTGCCATAATTTATTATCCAAATATTAATGCCGCCGTGATACCAATACTAGTTGCTTCAAGAGTAGTAACACCGCCTGACGCACCTGCTACACTGGTCCAAGAAACACCGTCAAACACTTCTACCAGTTGCCCGGTTGTGTTAAATCTAGTCATACCTAACTCAGTAGTAAGCGGACGATCAAGAGCACCGTCCCCTGATGGGATAACTACTCCGTTTGTTCCAGCAAATTTTACATACCCTGTTCCAGTACTGGTAAATTCTGTAACAGCATCTGTTACTACGTTAGTTATTGAATTATTATAAATTCTTAAATTACCTAATCTAACACCACCTGTGCCTGTTGCTGTTAAATTTAAATCTGAATCAGTAGTGATACTAGTAATTGTACTACCGTTTAAATCCATGTTACTAGTTTGTAATCTTTCAGCAAATAACTTAGTACTATCAATAGTTACCATTAAGTTACCATCAGCATAGAAATACAATGTATTATCATTTGCTCCGGGAGTTGCTTCAGCAATGATCTTAGTGTTACCGTCAGTATCTTCGACACCGCTTAAGGTCTGCCAGTAACTACCGTTGTATCCTTCATAACGATTTAAGTCTGTGTTAAATCGTAACATACCACTGTGTGGAGTTCCTGGACGGTCGGTAGTACCGTTACCTGCTGGAATTTGTAAACTTTGAGTATTGTTAATGATTACATTACCAGTACCTTGCGGAGTAAGAATAATATCACTGTTAGTAGAAATACTTTGAATGTTATTGTCAGTAACCTTGATATTTTCAATTATTACATTTCCACCACCGTTGGCTTGTAATTGTAAATCTGTGCCTGTAGTCGATACTACGTTATTTTCAATTCTAACTTGCGGTAACTGTAAATATCCAGTACTAATTATATGTCCAGTAACGTCTAAATCTCCACTAGTTGTAATATTACCAGTTTGAATAATATTACCAGTCTGAGTAATTGTACCCACTACTGTGGTATTTTTTAAATATGTTGTACCTGTAGTAACAGTTAAGTTATTTCCAACAGTTAAGTTTTGATCAAATTCTACATCATTGCTTGGAACTACAATTTTTCCAGTACCGTTGGCTGACAAGGTTAAATTGTCATTGCCAATTGTGGTGCTAATGGTGTTACTGTCAACAACTAGGCCGTCAACTTCTAATCTGCTTAGATACGCATTGTTCCAACGTAGACTAGCTGTACCTAAATCGTATAACGCGGTAGTTGCTGGTACTAGGTTGCTGTTGATTCCTGCAACAAAGCTAACAGTGTCAGTAGTCTGGTCACCAATCTGAATGTTGCCGCCAATGTTTACGTCACCTGTTACAGCTAAGTTTCCTGTGACAAATGTATTATTTTGTAAATTAATTGCGCCGCTTGCTGCCGTGACATTAATGGCTCCAGTTAAGCTATCAATATTATTATCATGGATACGAATATTGCCAGTTGTTATATCTGACGGAGTAATTGTTGTAGTGTATATGCCATCAGTAAATGTTACACCGGTAGCACTAGTAATAGTCAATAACTGGCCGTTGAATACTACTTCGCCCGTTTTTTGATTAACAGAAAAACCAGAACCAACGGTAAAGTTACCTTCGTTGTCAACGCTGGTATGATAAATCTTTGCGCCGTTTTGTTGAACAAATTCGTTTGCGCCAATTCGATCGTTAGGATCGTTAGTTACAAGTTTGCCAGCGCCAACATACGCAACATTATGCGAAACAAAATAACCAATAACACCAATACCGTCTCCGTATACTCCGTAAGTACCGTAGATACTAGCTGAACCAATAGATCGAATCTCAGCGCCAAAGTCTGAATAGTCAGCAAAATTAATTAACTGTGCGGTTCCACCGGCACTTGTTCTTAAATCTTGTAATGTAATGCCGTCGTCTAAAATTGTAGTAGAATTATTAGTACCATTAAAGTGTAATAATAATACTGTGGCTAAGTCACCTGTTAATGCTACAGTTGATGCTGTAAATGTTGCGGTATAACGTGCTACACCTTTACTAATTTTTACATCGTCAATATAACCAGTGAATCCGTATGCTCCGCTGTAGTCAGCACCAATACGTAATGGTTTGGTTGTGCCGTAGTCAGTTATGTCTGCCCAAGAAGAACCTGACTGTGTGCCATTTATGTATATTTTTGTTGAAGCGTTACGTCTAACTAACGCCACGTGTGTCCAAGCAGATAACGATACAGTTGCGGCTGTGGTGATAGTTATAACACCGTTTACATACAAGTACAGTTGATTGCTAGTATTGATAGCTAGATAAATTGACTTTTCAATAGCTGTAGATCTAAAATCAAATATTGATTGATATGCACTCCCAACGGTTGGATAAATCCAGCCTTCGATAGTAAAGTCAGTTGCTGTTCCACCACCTGCATCGTCGACAATAGTTGAATCGCCGTGTATTAATAATTTAGTATTAAAGTCATTAACAAATGCTGTAGTAGTAGGAGTAAATGTTGTAGTATATCTTGCTAAGCCTTTAGTAACTCTAAAATCATCAATATAGCCGGCCCAATCGTTCAATCCAACCCAACTTGCTCCAATGACTATTGGCTTAGAAGTTCCGTAATTATTACTATCTGCGTAAGTGTTAGTCGATACAACTCCGTTTATAAAAAATCTAGTTGTTCCGCTAGATTTGCATAATGCAACATGCACCCATGCTCCAGTGGATACTGCATTGCTACTTGTTAGTACATAACTGCCGTTTATAAATAATCTTAAACTTCCCGCTCCAAGAGCTTCAACATACACGCTAAATTGTGATGATGCAGATGTTCTAGTATCAAATAACACCATTCCACTTGCTGTGTTTTTCCAAAACCAACCTTCTATAGTGAAATCGCCTGTGCCAAAGCCAAAATCTGTATCTGTAGCAATGCTGAGATAGTCGCCTGTGCCGTCAAAAGCAATACTACTTCCGCCAAACTTGCTTTGTACGGCACTGACTGCGGCGTTGCCGTTGGCAGTAATTGTTTTAGCCAGTCTCGATATAGTTGATGGAAAGGCAAAGTCTGGTTGTGTTGCTATACTAGCATAATCGCCAGTACCGTCTAATGCTAAACTTGCAGTTCCAAATTTCTTAACTGCTGTAGAAAGTTTGGCATTGCCTTGAGCATAAACTGTTTTACCTGCGCGGTCAGTAATTGTTTGGAAACCTAACTGTCTGCCTGTAAGGTTAACATAATTTCCGTCAATACTGGCAATAGTGCCAGTACCTAATACCGTAGATCCGTTAGTATCGTAATAAGTTACAGTATTACCTACATTCCACGTACCAACGCTTGTGTCAATGCGTAGTCGTGTTAAACCAGCGCCGGCAAAACCAGCCGAGCTAGAAGTAGCGTAAAATCCCTTGTCAGCAAAGTAGCTAAATGAGTTTAGCCATTCTATACGCACACCGTTAGTTGCTGTAACTGTTTCTTGATTAGGAGTAAAAAATGTAACACTATGGAACAGCATACTAGCTTCTTTGCTCAGTACATTGGCTACGCTGCCATCTGCTAGTACACCCTTGCCAGCATCGTTCTGGTCAAATCCATACGGATCGCCTGCGTTGACCACGCTGCCGCGAGTTAGTACTGTTACATTTTTAATATATGGACTACGAGTAGTTACTGTAAATCCTGTGGCGAAACGGAAGCCATACCCAGTATTATTTGTACCGTTGTATCTAAATCCAGTGACTGTTAAATCTTCAACTGTAGTCTCACCGTTGAGTAAAAACGCATCTTTAT